AGTCCTCAATTCGACGACCTTGCGCCGCGTCAGTGCTGTGAACTCGGCCACATCGAAACGCTTCTCAGCCGGAAGCATGTCAGGCTGTGGCGCTGGCGCAGGGGTCACCTTCCCGAATGGGTCAGCCGAGGCATCCCGTTTCGCGAGCGCCTCGAGGCTGTAGTTCTGTTGCTGGGCCAGTGGCGAGTCTCCACCATTGACAGGACCGAGATCCCAGAACCGGAACCGCGCCTCGTTGTAGCTGAGGCCAGCCGTGACACCCTTCGAGGCCGCATCAGCCTTCGCCGCCGTATCCATCATCAGGAGGTCGTCGAGGTCGAGCTCCACGGCGAGCGTCTTCCCAGGCACGCGGTCCATCTCCAGACCCGTCGTCAGTTTCGTCTGGAACTTGACGATCGTTTTCTGGAGGCAATCGGTGTAGTAGTCGCGATTTTTCGCCTCAATATTCGTGTAGGTCGGATCGGGTCCGACACCGACCTTGTGCCGAGGCATGTGGAAGCACTTACAGATATCCTCGTCCGTCATCTGGAGCTGTTCGACGAGCCGGGACTGCTCGGCCGTCATCGCCATCGCTTCGTACTTCATGCCGCCTGTGAGCACAGCGACGTCGCCCTGGTTATCTCCTGAGAAGGCCGACTTCCAGTTGGCCTTCATCTCGTCGGCTTGTGGCTGGCTCAGATTCCCGGGCACCAGCAGGATGCCGCCGGGACGCGAGCCGTTGCGGAAGAACTTGCCAGACGCGCCACGGATGTCAAGCCCCTGAATCGCCGGGAAGCCAGCCGCGTAGATCGGTGACACGCCACAGAGCGGATGGAAGAGCGGACACATCACGTCGTGGATCATCTCGCGCGCTGGCACCACGACCGATTCTTGGAGATCTGAGAGTGGGTCCGCTGCCAACTGGTAGAACACCGATCCGTCTGGCGCCACCAGCGGTGTCACTCGGCAGGGATCAAGGATATAGAGCGCCGTGACGACGTTCCTGTTGTCTCGAGCCTTCAGCGCATAGGCGTTGCCATGTACGAGCTTGGAGAGGATGTACCACTCCGCGAAGTCCACCCACGTCTGGTATCCGTTTGGCTGTCGAAGCACGGGCGAGAAGGCCGAACTCTCGACCTCCGTCCAGATGCTGTCGTCATCCTGCTCCACCAGCATCGGACGCAGCTTCGCGATGTCTCCAGCGATCAGGGTGACGCAGGCATAGAGCGTCGGATTGGACAGAGCGGTGTCAAAGCGGACGTCCTCGTTCCGCTGCCATCCGCCGGTCGTGAGTTCCTGAATAATCGGCCACCAAATGCGCGCCGAGCCGTAAATACCAGACAACGATCCCAGCGTAGATTTGCGCTGGAGTTCCAGTTCCTTCGTGCGCGCGATGGTCAGGCCGAACAGATTCATTCCGCAGCCGCTTCCGTAACCGCCACCTGACGCGGGCGCCGTCGCCGACGAACGTGCGTGTCTCCGTCCTGCTCGTCAGAGATCACATCTGCATTGATCGCCATGCGTCCAGCAATCAATGCCGTCGCATCGAATACCGACATCGGTTCAAACACTTCTCCATCCCCGATGGAGCCACCCGCATACGGAAAGGCTTTTAGAGCGATAAGGGCCGACATGCGCCTCCGGTAAAAGAGCCAGGGTAAGTCCATCGACCTACCCCGGCACGAGTGACGCTACGTCCCAGGCACGTAGGCGATCGTATCGATGATCGCCACGACGGTTGGACGACGCTTCTTCCAGGTGATCCAGCGCTCGGCACGGAGGCCGACACAGTTGCGCTGCCACAGACTGAACGTCGGTGTGGTGCTGCCGGACATGTCGAGCGTGGCCTGATTGCTCGCATCGAGCGAGACCTGCCCGTCATCCGCGAGGAAGATCTCGGACGGCTTGAAGATCACCAGGGTATCGGCATCGACCGAGTTCGACACGATGACCTGATAGCCAAGGAGCGTTCCGCCAGTCGGCGTCAGGTTGAACCCAGACGGCTGGTTGCCGAGGCTCGTCACCATCAGAGAGAGTCGCAGCGCCACTTCTGGCGTCGTGACAATCACCAGACCCTCGAGCGTGATCCCAGCGGCCGTCAACGAACCCATCGCCGTGTTGAGGTCGGCCATCAAATGCGCCAGAGTGGTTCCGCTGGCAGACGGAGAGGAGACGCCCTGGGTGATGGAGGCAGGATTGTCCGCGCCAGCCGAGACGCCGACCTGGATGAATTGCTCATCGAGGAACACGGCGCACTGCTCGACCAGATCTCGGCGCACCGTCGCTTCTGCGCTGGGCGTCGACAGGCGGATCAGTTCTTCGGTGATGACGACGATCCCGGCCACCTTGTGATGGGGCAGGGTGTCGCGCGTGAACGCGAGTTCGCCGACTGGCTTGACGCCGCTCTCCCCAACCCACTCAAACGTCGAGCCTCCCGTCTGCGTGATGATCGGGATATTGAACGGCGTGCGGCGGAAGCCCTGCACCTTCCCGATGATCGATTCCGCGTTCACCATCTCGACGAACTCGGTCGCAATGGTGCTGGGGTTGACGAGTTGACCGCCCCACCCAGGAGACTGCACAACCGACGTGCCTTCTTCGGCCTTGTGTCCCCACATGGACTTCACAAAGTCAGAGACCTGCGGCGTCTGGCCGTTGTAGCGCTTGGCGTAGGCGAGAGTGTCCGAGTAGCTGCCCTTGCCCGCCGCGATCGCCATTGCCGCACGAATGAAGAGCGTCCCCTTGGGCAGCTCGACGGTCTTGACGCTTTCAGTGGTGACCGATCGACGTGACGACATGGGAACCGTCGAGGTCTGCACGTTCACGGCGAGGCTGCGCTGGGCATCCTCGAGCGTCTGCCACTGGCTGACCCTCGACTGAGCGGACTTGATCTCGGTGAGGAGCGTATCCCGCTCCTTGGCCTCGTCGGCTTCCAGACCGTTGTGGGTCTGGTCGTCAGCCATCAACTCTTCGAGGCGCGCGGACTTGATCTGGAGGTCGGCTTTTGCCGCCGTCAACTGTTCGGACGTGTTCATGGGAATACCTGATCGAGAACCCGTGGCGCCGGGAAGAACCGTGGCTGATCGCGGCGAGCCAGTCGCGGCAGTCGCATCAGCAGACTTGACAGAGAGGATGGTGGCTTGCGTGTTCATCGGAACACTGACCGCGCTCAGCTCGCCCCAGACCCAGCGGATGACGCGACGTATCTTGCCGACCGTTTTAGCTTCAATCGGCGCCCATCCAATGGATAGACCGCGCACCAGCGGAGGGTCAGCCGTGAAGGCCGCCCATGCCTCGTCGACCAGCGTCTTGAGTCGCCCCGGAGCAGACACGCTGGAGACACGCGCCCGAATAAAAATGCCATCTGGGCGCACGTCTGCCGCGAAGACTTGGCCGATTGGGTTCCTGTCGTCGTGAAACCACAATAGTGGCATCGGGAGGGTGAACTCGGCGCCGGCCGGATCCATCGAATCGCCGCCACGATCAGGCGTAGGCGTGCTCGCGATGCCCTCGATGATGCGCTGCGACTGATCGACGCTTTTGACTTCAAGGAGGCTATAGGCGCGGTCCACTGCACAGTAAGAGTGGACGAGGCCGATCGGCGATGGTAGGGAGTACCGGGAGAGACTTCAGGCTTCTTCAGACTTCTTCAGAGGCGGCGACAGCACGCGCAGGATCCTGACACCGCCTCCAGGTGTTCGCCGAACTGGCACAGCGCCCTTCGCCACCCATGTCCAGACCGTCCGCTCTGAAACACGCTCGACTCTGGCGAGTTCCTTCACTGTGAGTTCGTCCATCATCGGCCCCCAAGACGGAGTATCTGGAAGTGTGGCGCAGGTTCGGCCATCCGCATCGCCTGCGACAACGCCGTGAACATCGCCACCGGCCCATCGATCTTGTTCGGAGAGTCCTTACCGCCGGCCTTCCGTGGGTAGATCTCGTCCTTATAGTTCCGCTCCACCACGACATTAGAGATCATCCAGGCCATCGCCGGATTCCCGTCGTGCTCGAGTGTCTTCGCCAGCACCAAACGCTCGGTCAGCTTCATCGCTGGATCCATGTAGTCGACGCTCTGGGGAACAGTGATCACCGTCCGCATGGCCGCATCACGTCCGGACTTCGCCTCGATGCGCTCCATCAGGTCTTGCTGCATATGTGCCGCTAACGCTCTATCGAAGTCGATCTCCCGCAAATCAGTCAGGGCATCCACCCACGTCAGGATGTCGGCCTCGATCCGCTTAAAGTCGGCCTGGTTCCCTGGCGTCTTGATGATGTAGCCTTCACGCTCCCAACCTGACAACTGCGCGATCGGTGAGCGATGGATGGCGTCTTCTGGCAGGTAGAACCGCCCGATGATGGCGTAGTGGTCCCGTGCCACCTGGAAAACAGCCACCAGCGCCGCGATGTCTCGGACTTCTGCGAGGTCGACGCCAATCCAGCAGGGGAACCGCTTCAGGTCGTCAAACCGCAATCCCAGCTTTGTGCAGAGTTGCCACGTCGTGGCCGACATCCACGAGCTTTCCGTCCGGATCCAGACGTTAAAATGCTTCGTCAGGACGTTATTCTTCGCGCTCTGGACTTGCTCCGACTCGGCCACCTTGCGCGCGAGGTCATCCGGCTGGACACTCACCCCGTAATTCGGGTTTGCCTTGCGCTGGACCGACTCCAGTCGGATGTCGTCGCCCGAATCGATGGTGTAGTTGATGCCGAAAAATGACTCGTCTGCCGCCACCCCGTCGAGGATCTTCTCCAGATACCCGAGCTTCTCATGGCAGATGCCACCGATCTCGACACCGGCCGTTGTGAGGGCCATGAGCAGGGGTTCGACCTGGGTTCCCGTGGCCGTGTCGAGGACGTCCCAGACGGCTCGCGTCTTGTGCGCGTGGAGTTCATCGATGATGGCTAGCAGGACATTGAGACCGTCCAGGGACTGGGCATCAGCCGACAACGGGGCGAACTTCGCTGCGGTGCTGGGAATAGACAGCGATCGCGTTGTGCGAGACCCGAGTCTGACGCCGAACTGCTCACGGAACTGTGGAGACCGGGAGGCCATCTCCCAGGCGATCTCAGCCACGATCTTCGCCTGGTCTCGAGTCGTCGCCGCCGAGTAGCATTCCGCGCCAGACCCGCCTTCTACCGCGAAGAGGTACAGGGCGATAACCGCTCCGATGGTCGACTTGGCGTTCTTCCGAGGCACCAACACTAGCGCCACTCGGAACCGTCTCGCGCCGTTCTGCCGCTTCCAGCCGAACAGCGTCGTGAGGATCCAGCACTGCCACGGCTCAAGGCTGATGGTATTCCAGAGCGAGCGGTCCTCGTCATCGCGTCCCACAATAAACGCCTTCGGTCCTTTGATGTGAGGCAGGAGCTCGGCAAACTGGCAGATCTTGGCGCCGGCATCCGGATTAAAGCGGTACGGGAAGGCTGGCGTATCCTGCCGATCCAGATCTCGGCGGTTCCGCTCACAGGCGAGACGCACCCACGTGCAGGCCGGAATAACCCCTGCCAGCACGTCGGCCTGGTATTGTGCCGCGATCTGGATGTAGTCCTTCATCGCGCCCCGAAGGATCCCCACGGGTTCACGTCCCGCTTCGGCTTCACCTGAATCTCAGCCTTCCCGAACGGCGCCAACTTGAACCGCGCCATCAGCGTCTCGACGGACTTACACAACGCCCGATAGTCCCGTATCAACGGATGCGCTTTCAGTTCCTGATGCTCCTGACCTGCCCCATCGACCGTGACCTTGATGAACGTCCAACCGTCCTTGTCGACGGTCTTCTTGATCTTGAGGCGATCCGCGTCCTGCTCGCAGAGCAGCCGGAACCCTGAAACCGTCCGCCACGTCAGCGTGCCTTGGGCGATCGCCTTCGGAGCGTTCTCCTGCCAGAACACGCGCTGGTTCGCCGGCAGATCATCAGGAGCCATCACGCTCACCGGTTCATCGGCGCCGTCGACATCTGGCGCCTGGTTGACCACTGCCAACGGTGCTCGACGTATCCGTATCGCGTGCTCACCCTTCGGCTTTTTACCGGCTCCGACTCTGGCTCCTCCCCACGTCACTTCGCTAACCTCCTGATTTTGAACGGGTTGATTTCAACTTGATTAGACGCTTGATTAGACCAGTTCTATCAGTCCGAG